CTATCAATAATTTCAATATAATATTGTGCACCTATAGTCCAGAATACTCCATTTCTAGGAATATATCTTATAGATTCTGGATGTCTTTTAGTCCATTTATAGTTTATACGACCATCAATAGTCTTTTCTACAACCTTAGTTTTAGTTATAGCTTCAGTTTCAACTATTGGTTGACCATTTTTATTTACAAATGTTGCAGTAAAATTAAATGTTTTATCATTAAGTTCATGTGGTTTAACTACTACTGGAACTGCAATTGGAGATACTTTAATATCTTCATAAGATAATGTATCATTGAATATTATATTACCATAATTTTCAGCATTAATATTAATTAGCTGTTTCTTACGTATATGATATCCTTCAACTGATAATAAGAATCTTTCTTGGTAATTTTCATTCCAATAACGTCTCTTAGCAATGATATTTCTCTTCTCAATTATAGTATCTAGTCTATAATCTGGTTTAAGTTCACGTTCATGATAATCGTATTCTACAAGAAGATCACTAAACTCAGGAGTTACAGATATTTCATCTATTTCACCAATTGTTTCAAACTTACTGTATATAGTTTTATTTTCATTACTTCCCCATATCATAGTCTTATCAGTAGGAGTTTCTCCTGTATGATTTATAATGATATCTCCGTTATACTTACTATCAAGTAATATCTTTTTATCATACTTATTAATATCTGCATTATTGATTTTACTAGCAATAACTTCTGCAGTATCGCAATTTAAAGTAAAATCTACACCAGATTTAATAATTAATGTACTATCAGAATTAGCCGGAGCTATAAATACAGGTTTACATTCACGATTTCCATACACAGTAGTAAATACTCTAATAGGAACTCCATCAGAGTTACATTCTACTTTAGCCACATGTAAATTATGGTCATATATAGCAAACAGACTGCATTTAATCTTTGGAACATTAGTATCATTCTTCCATTGTATTCTAGCATTTACATATTCAGACGCATTATCAGTAATACTCATAGTATTGCTAAATATGTAAGGCTTTGTAGTATCTGTAATTTTATTTATTTCAGATTTAACATTTTGAAACTTAGTATGCACATCTATAAATGTACCCATAGTTCTAATAAGTCTATCATCAAGATTAATATTCTTAAGATGAACTTTATGCCAACCATATTTAATAGGATCTTCTACAGAACTATAGAAGTTATTAATTAGATTTATATATCTGTCAAGAAGTACTGCATTATTCTTAAGAACATGAGTTATAAGCTTATAAATACGTTCTTCTAGTGTTAAATAACGTGTTTTCTTAACTTCTATTTCATCTTTAGGGTCTACATACCAGTCAACATTACGGTCGTCTAGTTCTGTGTCGATATCGACTGTTAAATCTTTCCATGTATGTGATGGCGTAATATAGACATTATCAAATCTACTATCATTTATAAAGTATGAGTATGTAAATCTCTCATTAGTAGTAATTTCTTTAGAACCAAACCAAGATAATCTCTTAATTGGGGCGTTATCCGGGTATATATCATCAAGATATATAGCTGGTCTATAATCTAATGAACGATTTAATTTTGCTATATTATCTATTCCAGCTATTCCATTAAATGCTTGAATATCTTTAGTAGATAATGGCGTATGACATACTTTTTCTATAACATCTTTATAGAACTCATTAAGTCCTCCACCTTTATAGTATTTACGGAATATAGTTATAAGTTTACTCATATCTTTCATTACATTACGTACTAAGATATCATCTTCTTTAGAAAGCCAGTTTGTTTTCTTAGCTTCATTACGATAATAACTATAATCTTTGTAAATATTACTATAAGTATGATTATTATCAGCTACAGTATACATAATTTCAAATAATGAGAAGAATGGATATACAAACTTCTTAAAAATAGCTGCAGTCATTACTTCTATATCATTATTAATAAATTTAGATACCATTTTAGGTAAATTCACTTTTAATCTAGCCCAACTATATTTTAATGAGTTAACCGCATTATTTTCAAGTATATGATTTCTTATTTCTTCTGCTAATATAGTCTCAACCATATTATCCATATTGTGATAGAATAAATCATACATCTTTTGTAATAATGTTCTATTATATGCACTAACATCTAGTTCTTTTATTGCTATAAGCTCATTATTACCTTTATTCCCTTCTGTTATAGTAAGGTTTCCACTAAGATTGTATATGTCTTGTATAAGCTCTATTAACTTTGTAGCATTTTCCCATGTTAAATATCCGTAATCATCATATATCCAAGTATGGTCTGGACTTAGTCCGTGGTCATTTGGTATATCAGATTTACGGAACTTGAATCTATTAATTATAAGACCATATACGTCTTCATTTAGTATAGCTAGTCTAAGTTTTGCTATATTAGCATTAAGTCTTCCGTATGCATTCATTCCTATATATTCTGGAATAGTTGTTAAATTTACATCAGACGGAACATTTTGTAAATCACGTATTATACGACCATTAGCTAATGCTATAAGATCTTCATGTAGGTTTAAATGCGGGCTTGTATATCCAGTAGCCACATTAGTTTTTAAATCTATAGTCAGGTCTATATATTCATTTAATTTACTTATTAGCGTATTATAAGTATTAATATCAAACTTAATAACAGAAGTTCTATCATCTGCTTCGTTATAGAATACTAAATCTCTCATAATACTATGGTATATATTATCTTCTTTTATATTACTTATCATATATCCAAATGGAAATTTCATTGTATATTCAAGGAAACGTTCATTATATGCATTAATATTCTCTAATGCATCTGATACATGATAATCTTCTATACTATTATAGCTATATTCATCTAGTTGGAATAGATCTATCTTATTATATGTATTAAGATCTATAAGCCGGTTAAAGAACATATCATTCTTCATAATCTTATTAATCTTAACTCTCATTTCTTTATCTGAAACTATGTCTGTAACAGTTTGTAAACTAGAAGCATTGTCGCTACGTAATTCTTTAATAAGATTATTAATTTCTAATATACTAGAAGAATTATGTAAGCTAAATAGAGATTCTGTTATTCCAGATAATTGGTTTGGATGTTTCCATATACTAGTTTTCTTAGCTTTTGCTTTAGCATTATTAATCATATCATTCTTTTGGAATGTTATTTCTGGGAAGTTAATATCGTCTTTAAGATCTCCAGTAAGATTTTCTTTAAATGGAACATTAACGCTCCAATATTGCTCTAATTCACCATATACGGTAAAATTACCACTACTACGTATAATTTCATGGTCGTACCCGTCAGTGCCTATTCTAAACCCTTTTACAACATCAGTAACCCATGCTGGATTAAACTCACTATCATATGGAACATTAAGAGATATATTACGAACTACAACGTTATTACGTTTGTCACGAACTTCTATATTGATTCTTTGTTCCTTAGGTAACACTTCTACAATGAATTCTGGTTTATTAGGATTCCATCCATCGAAATATCTAGAATCTTTAGCTTTATAACCAGTTGGTATTGTAATTATAGGTTTTCTCCACCCACGAACTGATACAAGTTCAGTACCAATAAGTTTTTCATTAAACATATATTTAATAGTTACTTTATGTAAAACTCTTTGTGGGTCTATTTTAATTACAGGTATAATATTATTATCAACCATTATACGTTTATTTCTAGCACCGTCTATAATTATAGGGTCAGAACTTGTAATATTATACCCATATGGCATATTAATACTAGATCTATCTATAGTATTTCCAGTATATCCTGTAAAGTTTTGTCTATGTATAACTTCACCTGATACATTATCTATAAATAGTAAAGTATTTGTAAGGATACTACGTTGAACATGAACTGTATTACGTTCTCCTAAGTTTATAATAGGAGATTCTGCTAACGTGTATCCAGCTGGTATATTAAGGTTGACAGTCTTACTATTAAACGTTAATAACTCTTCAGAGTGAATTAAGTTACCATCAAACTCATAATCTATTATTGTAAATTTATAATTATGATCTTTATAAAAGATATCACTCATTTATTTAATCTCCTTTCTACACCGTATGTTTTCCTGTTCTAGTTAAAATAAATGGATCTACTGGCGTTGCTGAACTATTTATATATAACCAGTTACTGTTTTCTACAATATGAACTTCATCGATAGTTCCACCAACTGCATCATAACGTTTTTCTTGTGTATATGCAAACACTACATTAATAACTGTATCAGCATTAACTGTAATACTAGTCGTATATCCAGATACCACTCTTAAATATGGATGCCACTTCATATTTAGATTTACAGTAGTACCTTGAGCAACTGTATAACTAAATGACATATTATTAGTCGGATTATGTGTTGGAGTTTCTTTAATACGTTGACTAGGTCTGAACTCTTCACTTCTACGACTATAAAGTTTACCATATCTAATTCCCGTCCTAATATAATTAAATGGATTAATTCTAGCATTAATAGTAAGAGTAACCATTTTAGGTGCTGGTGGAGCTGGTGGTGGTGTAGGTGTAGGCGGTTTAGGAGCTGGTGGCGGAGCTGGCTGAGCTGGAGTAGGTTTAACATAGTATAGATAATCCCATCTAGGACTTATAGCATATATTTGATAGTGTCTAGAAGTAGTACTCATTGATGTAAAATTCTTAAGATCTATCTTTTTATCTTTATCTATAGTTAAACTCTTTCTCTTTTCAGCATCATCCTTATAAACCCATGCATAATCATAATCTATTTTATCTAATGGATCATCTGCTGTTGTTACATGGAACACATCAGGATTATATCCTTTATCAGTTACCAGCATCTTTCCTTGAGCATATTCTTTATATCTATTAAGATTATCAAAGTTTAATTTATAATTACCACTAGTTCCATTCTCAGTTACGTTTTGCCATACACTAAGTCTATAACTTTCGGCTTTTTCAAATACTTTCCAGTTATCATTTACTCCGTATTTATAAGCATAACTAATGATATTTTCTATACTAACATTATAGTTAGAAGCATCATCGTCATATTCGTATTTAAGAGTTATTTTAACTCTTTGGTTATCAGATCTATTTTTAAGCCATTTAAATCTAATCTCTATTGTAGATTGATTTTTAAAAGTTTGTTCTGGCATTACAAAGTTTCCATCTTTTATTATATGAAGACCATCGTATGATGAACCTCCATTTTTATTAAACTTTATAGCACTATAATCATACGTTGCTAATTCATCAGGTTTAAGTCTTACATTAGCGGTATATCTTAGAACTATATTTATAACAGTATCATTTACTATTCTAGTTGGAAATATATTCTCTATATTTACTATACTAATATTAGGTACATACATTAATGGATTTGTAATCATTGTACCATATCTAACATTTTCCATAGTAAAAGTTCCAGAAGTTCCTGGTATTTCTCCATCTTGCACATAGTCCACTTCAGTATACGGTTCATGGAATTTCCATGTAGTAGCTTTTTTATATCTAATGGGTTCTAATACCCAATTAATTGTAACATTAAAGAATTTATCAGTTAATGTATTATCTATAACATTATCCACTTTATACATTGATACATAATGAAGTTCATATGTGAAACTATATTGCATAGTAAAAGGATCAATTTCATCCTTTAATTTATACCCTGGGTATGTAAGTTGGAATCCAATGAAGTTTCTATCTATTAGGGTTCCATCTTTAACATCGTAATGATTAACAGTATCTACTTTTCCGTCTACTATAACCTCTACTGTTAATCTATGTACAATTGTGTTATCAGGTGGAGTAGCTAAATTATCAGCTATTCCTATATCTTCTTCAGTTATAGTATACACGACTTCATCATTTAAAAATGGTATATTTTTCCATCTATTACCATCCACATTTGTATGCATAACATATGGTTCTAATAATTCTTTATTATTTTGAAGTATCTTAGCGTAACTTTCAAGATCTGGTTGTGTAAATCTTTCAGTTCCACGTTTTATAATCATAAGGCCAAGATCAATATCTTGGCCCACATCTACCATATTCCCATTTTTATCGAAAGATTCTCCTTCTTTTTGAGGAATAAGCATATTCTTTTTTAATTTATCTAAATTTTCTGCATCTGTATCATTAAATGATATTACATCATGCTCTGGAGTTACTGTACGAAGTTCTACAGCATTCCATGACGGAATACTTTCTCCAAGTATAAGCGTATCTGCAGAATCATTACGTGATTTCTTATCACGTAAAATAACGGCAACTCTTATATCATTTTCCATTTATTTCCTCCCGTTATATTATTTGCACAACTCCTCTTACTTCATTAGAAGTTACATAATTAGGAGCTTCAATTATATATCCAACTGTAGCACCAACTGGAATATTAAGTTTTTGACCAAAATCAAATAATAACATTCCATTACGTATTTCTTCTGGAGTTAATGCGTTTTTAGCAAGGGAACGATATTTAATATGTAATTCATTATTTGTATATAAGTTTACAGTAAGTATCATTCCAGGTTTCCAATATGCTGTTGGAATCATTATTGTATTTCTAAGTTCATCATATCTCACGTATGTGTTCTTAAATGAAAGTTTTCTTAATGGAACAGTAAAGTCTTCTGTAAGACCTAGATTTGATATATCTATGTCATTATTCCAGTCTTCTATCTGTTTACCAGCATATCCATTAATTAATGTCATATTTTCTGTAAGTTTAAGTCCTCTAGGTACGCTTATAGTAGCGTCTCTAGTTATTACGGTATTTCTATGAGGTGTAAGACCAAATGTGTTATAGTCACCATGTCTATTAACGAATACCGCTATATCATTTATATTATTAGTATTCTTATACACCTTTGTAACTAAAGTATCTAGATACGCAGACCATAATGTAAATTGCATATCATAGTTTACACCAACATATATTACACCATTTTGAGAAATTTCTGCCATAGATATTAAATTAGAACCTAACTTTGCACCATATTGTGCTACAACGATATCAGAAGTTTTAAGTCTATTAATATCATTTATAAGATCATTAGTTGCAACTTTAGGCAAGTAAGCATTAATTCCTGGACCTATTTCTATATAAGTTTTAGCAGAATTAAATTCTCCAGTTAATATAATAGGAGCTAGTAATGCTTCTGGTCTTATATTTGCACTAGTATATTCAACTGGTTTAGGAACTACTGGTTTAGGAACTGGAGTATATCCACTAGCATTAGGATATACTTGAACTTGTCTAGAACTTGCTTCAGAAATTTCACGTTCTACCACACCAACGGCACGTAGATTACGTCCACTAGTAGCCATTATATTAGTTAGATTACGAGGAGCTCCTAATATATTTTCTATTTTAGGAACATTTAATAACTCAATACCATTAATTTCACTACCAGATTTATTAATCATTTTAATATTATTAATAAATTCTTTAGAATTAGCTATAAATCTATCTTCAGCTTGGTTTTTAAATTGTAAATTAGCTGTGCTAAATCTATTTATATCTGGTGATAATATTGCAGGATAATCACATATAAAATAATCTCCTACATTTACATGACCAGGTGGATTTTCTACGTATCTATTCATTATATTAGGTATATTAGTAAATGATTCTAATGGATTACTAATATATCTAGCATTACCTAAAGTAAATTGCTTATAGAAAGATTTTTGATTCTCTTTATTTCTAGTTACTATATCGAATTCTATTATAACTGGAATATTAGTAGTAGGGTTATCTGGATAAGATGCAATACTATTAGACCCGTCATTAATAAACTTTCTAATAGGAAGTTCAGTAGGACTTATATTCATAAGACCATTTGCATGCCAAACTGCTTTATTAATATATTCAGAATTACTACGATTTACCCAGTTATATAATAATCTATTAAATAAGTAATCATAACGAACCATATTATTAACAAATCCTGCTATACCAGAACCAATAATATCTCTTCCATAACTATACATTGCACATGCTGGAATATTAGCATTTATATGAGTATAAACATCATGGCATCCACTATATCTAGTAGAACTAGAACTATAACCTTCTATATCATAAATTGGAGTATCTTTAGTAAGTTCTAATTTAGTAGCATTAGGAATTATAAAGTTTCCTGTCCATGCTTGTCCAATCGCAGTTGTAAAATATGTAGTCTTAGTAACTCTAAGATTGTATTTATAAGGTTCTTTTATTATATTAGCTAATGGATGAGTTTGTAATTGTGTAACTAACTCATAATATGGATCTAATGGTATTCTAGCTGATACTGTATTATGTTCTGTATATTTAATTTGTAATATAGAGATATTTTCTCCATAAGATTTTACAGGTATCATTACTATATCGTTAGTAATATCATAATTAGGAACAGTATTTACTGGAATGAATCTATGGTTACTCTTATCAGAGAAACGTTTAAGTCCAACTATATTAGTATCAATATACATTTCTCTCTTGGTAGGATATTGAAGGAATCCTGGAACTTCTTCCTTACTCATTATATTATTATAATAAGTAACATCTACTGTTTTAGTAGCTAGAATATTATTAGGTTGTCCTTCAAGATGGTACTTAAATTGAATTGTACGTTGAGGTTTTTCTACTTTATAAGATGTAGTTTTAATTACAATGTCTATAGTAGGAGCAGAACTCATATCTATATTAACTGATGTAAATGTACTAGCTGTTATTTGTAAATAATCTGGTAGGTACTTATTAACATCTGTCATACTTATAGTTTTCATTCCATCTCCGACATAATACTTAGCTTCAGCTATATATAAGTCTCTGTCAAGACTGTCTCTATAAATAAATCTTACGATTTTATGTATTTCCTTATGAGATAATAAATCTACAGTTATTAATGATACAACATCATTTACAACCGTAGTTTTATCAGGATTTTTATAGATAAAGTCTGTATTAAGATGTGCAAGACCTATTTCTTTATCTTTAATAATACCTATACCTTTATCTATATAAAGTCTCTTATTATTTCCTGGTTCATATACATTTTCCCATCTCTTATGTATAGGGTTCCAGTCTTTATATTGATATCTAATACCAACTATATTTACTTTATCTATAATCTTTTTATTTTCTATATCTATAGATGGATCATCAGCTGTTATAATTGCAGCTTTTACTAATGTATCCATATTAGATAGCTCAGTATCTGTATACCAGTTAGTAGGTTTTATAGTAAATGCAGTTTTATCTATATCTGTATAAGTTTTACCAGATTTAAGTTTATATCCAAATGTAGTACCTCTACCATTTGTAGTAAAGTCATCATTTATATTAGTAAGACGATTAGCAAAGCTATCAGGGATTATTTCAAGAGTATTTATATCATACTCAAAGTCTGCTAGTTCTATAGTAACATTAGGTTTTACTATATAAGTAACCCATATTTCTCCAAGTTTATTAGCATCCCAGCTAGAATCGTCAAATATTTCATGTTTAAGTCTTAGCGTAAAAAATCTACGGCTACTACTGTCCCGTTCGAATATAGGAAGTCCATATCTTCCATCTATCATTGATATCTTACCTTTGATTTCATCATTTGTAACATCAATTGATGGAGTATAACTTAAATTATATTCATTTGTATAATATTTAGTAGTTCTTTCTGTATATTTACCTTTATATGCTATATCATATATTTCTGTAGAGCTAAAGTAATCATCAAATAGCATATTTCTAGTATAAGTTTTCTTACTTTCGTCTCCAATTACAGTTATATCTGTAGCTATATTAGTAGGAACTACATCAACTATTAATGTACTGTCAGTTTTAACTTGGTAACCATTTAAAAATGTATTTACCTGTCTAGCACTTGTAGATGGCATATTATATAACATATACCCACTAGGAATATTTAAATGATAGTACATAAGAGTTTCATTTTTAAAGAAACTAATCTTTTGAGTTCCAACTAACCAGTTATTTCCATTATTATCAGGAAACTCACGTTTAAACTTATTTACAAATTTAATATCTAATGTACATATATTATTAACGTCATCATCTTCAGTATCTTCCTCAAATACATTATTTTCATCTTGGTAAATACTATCAAGATTTACTATAACTGTTTTATTATCATTAAACTTATAATTAGTAGTAAGATGTTTATTATCTCCTAGTCTATAAAATGCTTGTCTATTATGTTTTACTATAAATGCATCAAGTTCGCTAGATGAAATACTACTACCTGTACTCTTATTAACTAGTTCTGTTACACTCATATATGTAGGCTTATGGTATATATAGATAAGTTTAAGTATCTTTCTAGGATCTTGTCCATCTACTTCCCCGTAGGTAGGTATTTCTATAGGTGGTATTTCTCTATCATTTTCATCTGGAAGTCCACCTTTTGTATGTATAACTAATACTTCTCCAGCCTTAAGATCTATAACTTTGCTTTTAAACGCGCTATTAGATACTATTTTAGCGTTTTCTACGATAGTAGTCATATCATTAAGCTGACTTTTTACATCACGTATACTGTCGTCTAAAACGTTTATAGTGTTATTTATACGTATAGCTGTTTCATTTAGGTTTACTATAGATTGGTCCATTTTCTTAGTAAGAGCTTCTATATTAGCGGTAACACTACTAGCTATATCTGTACTAAGTTTATATAATAATTTAATAACGTCATCTAAGTTGTGTATACTTTCATTTTCTATAATCTTAGATACATCATAAAATATAAGATCTGATGTTATATATGGAATAAGAACATCTCTTTTACCATCTTTAAATGTTTGCATTATATATGGAGTAAGTTCTTTTTTATTCTTTTGTATAAATCTATAGAATTGCTCTATAGTAGAATCATTATAACCAGTATTTCCATTATTATCTTGACGTAACATTAACCACATACTAGGTTCATAATCTTTAGTTCTAGTAACAGAAACTTCTAAAAAGTTTGCTATAAATTCACGTAATTTAGTTCCAGTTAATGTAGTAATATCTACAGGTCCTTTAGGTCCCATTATTTTAATAGTACCTCTAATCGGTGTTCCATCTTTAGGGAAATTATTATTAAGCGGTCCTATAGGAATTCCATTTTCGTCCTTACCGTAGTCTATAAAGAGTTCGTTTTGTTTTATTTGATTATAACTATCTGTACTTAGTAATGAAAAGTTCATACGTCCTGCTTTAATCATTCTATCGACTTGCATCAACAAGTCTCTAGTATCATCTAACTTCAAAGACATTGTAAAAACCTCCTTTTTATATTAAAATTTTATTAAAATTCACAGGTAGTTGTTCCAAAATGAGCCATCAAAACAATATACTTACAACTCGTTTAGAAACAACAGAATGTTTTAAAATCATATGAAAAGGAGGTAAATTCTAATGAAACTTGTTACTTACGGTGGAATTTCCCTAGAAGAATACACAAAGACATCATTTGCAGAAGAGTGTGAATTGGTATTTGAATCTATCGAAATGCCGACGGAAATAGATTTACTTAGCGATGACGTAGACGAACTTGCTACCGAAGGTATATGGGATCTAGCTAAAGGTGGACTTAATATGGTAGGTAATACATACCAAATGGCTAAGACTACTACAAGAGGAGCTACACAATTAGCTGGTGTTATGTTACGTAAATCAAATGATTTACTTAGATTTTTTAATAACCAACTTAAAAAAGCGCTACCGAAAATTATAGAAAATTTAAGAAAAAGTTTAGAACAATTAGAAATTACATTCATGAAACTTACAAAGTTTGATAATAAGCTTAAAGAGATTGCAGCTAGAGCAACTAATATGATTATGACTAAGAGTTATATGAATGTTGCAACTATACAACCTATGACTATCAAATTTTATAAGGTTCAAGCTAAAGTATTCAAAGAAATAATAGATATGCTAGGAGATTATCACTATTTATGTTCTAAAGTATGTGGAATACAATTAGATGCTAGTAAAATCTATGTAAAACCAGATAATACTACTATTTTTACTGAAAGTAATACTGGGGCACCACTAATTGCTCCAAGCGATCTTATGGATAAAGTAAGAGAACTAACTAAAGTAAAAGATAAAGTCGATTTGGGAGAAATATCTAGAGTGATAGGAATAGCTAGAAAATCTGTAGAAGCTTATAACTCAGCTATGGTTAAAGATGGTGAAAGTAGTATATTAAGAGCATGGGTTAAGAAAGATGGTACTTGGTGGAATGGATTACCAGTAAATTTCCTAAATATGGGAAGTCTTAATGCTAAATCTAAGGCTAGACTTAAAGAATCTGAAAAGAAAAAAGGTTTAAACCCTCTTAAGTATGCACTTATTCCTGACGCTGATACTATAACATTTAATCCTAATGCATGGAGAGATCAAGTCTCTAAGTTTGCTAATAAAGTGGATGAAGAAGCTGCAACTGGTGGTATGGTTAAATCATTCGTACAGCTAATTAATGGTCAAGCTGGTGGAACTATGCAAAAGAGTACTGCTTCTGTTCTTGTAGATTTAATTCGTAAAGGTGGAGCATCTGTTAAGAAACATACAGACCAACTTAATAAAACTGCAAAGAAAGAAATAGATGAATTAATGGCATTTAGCAATGGACTTAGTAAATACTTAGCATCAGAAGATCAATTAAAAATGAATGCAGCTATTCAAAATGATGCTAGTAAAACTGCAGCTGGAAGACAAACTGTACAAGCTGACACTGGAGTTGGTGGAAATGCTCAAGATAATATAGGAGCTACTAAAGGTGGAAATGATAATTCTAAAGTTATATATAATATTAGTACTGGTATATTAGCGTATATGAGCGGATGGTATAGTATTATATTTAAATTAAACTCATTCTATGCTCAATGTAGTACAGGTTTATTATCTGCAGTATTTGATATTACTAATGAAGTTGATAGTTGTTGTAATATGGTTGAAGCTGGAAATGCGGAGATGGCTAAAGGTTTTGATACAGCTAGTAATGATATGAAAGAAACTGCTCCTGATACTAAAGAAGAAGTTACTATGGGTAATAATACTAATACTACAACTGTTCAACCTGATGATACTGGAGGTTTCTTCAATGGCTAAGGTAGAGAGAATATCAGCTGAAACTACCGCACCAAGACCAACAAGAGAACAAGCCGAATTACAGATAGGTCTTAATAATAAAACCTGGTATGATAGTCCGATAACTAGTATGTTGAATAACCCGTCAGTTATTTCTGATTGGTGGAGCATAAATCCAAATGAAACTACATTTAGTGAAACTGCAAACTTAATGAAGTCTAAAAATGATGCTACAAGATTTAATATGATTGAAGGCTTTGTGCATTATGGACGTAGTAGTCAAGAAATAGAGGATAAACCAGATACTGAAAGACGTCTTGCTATTAACTTAGCAGATGGTCAGACTATGGTATTAGGTGGAACTATTGAGCCTAAAGAAGGAGATCACTTTATTCCTTATAGCCATAAGCATATAGATGTACCGTTTATGGTTACTAAGGTAACACCAGCAAATCTTATCAATAAAGAAGTATGGATTGTAGATTATACTGAATCTACAGTATTTAAAAATAGACAAGATTTAATGGAGCATACTGTTAAATGGCTTGTATATAAAAGTGAAAATGTTGGTACTGGTAAGAGTACGGTAGTTGACAAGGACACAGATAATAAAATGACAACATTAGAGAATACTATGGATAGTATTCAAAAGATGTTAGTTGAAGCATTTTACGACAAAGAGTTAGACGTATTTGCATTCCATAGTAGTTTATATGGTAATTATATATTTAATTATTATGCGAATGATATGTTACAAGAAACACATAGACTATTAAAATATGGACATAATAGAAATACTTTATTTTTTAGTAATATATATGCATTTGATAGAGTTACTACAAATTATAAGACTTCTATTTATGAAAAAATGTTAGGTAGAAAGTTTGCTAAATTATCTGAAACATTCCCAGAGCCTGATGATAATAGAGTTACATCTGGTGCTGGAGAAATATTACATCAACTTATGGATATAAGAGATCAAATAAATGAAGAATATGGTAGTTATACTCCTAGATATAGTTATAATATAAAATTATATTTGAGACAAAAAAGTAATCATATGATATTTAGTACATTATATAATACAGATTATGTATTAGTGGATATGCTTAATACTGCAGGATTTATAGATCCATATCTTAAAAGTTGTTATTATACATATGAAATCAGACATCCATTATTATGTCAATTCTTTGATGCATGGATGGATAAAGATTTCGACACATTTGATAAATTAGTAAATAAATTAGATGAATATTATGTTGATAAGGATAATATAGATGATTTCTTCGGTGCTACTTTATTACTATTGATAATAAAGCAACATTACGGAGAAGTAAGTAAGGATGTTTTCCAACCAACATATGCTAAGAATTTCAATAGAGGAGGTAAATAATGGGTGAATTATCATTATTTATGATTTTTATGCAAAATTATGACACAATTAAAAAGAAAATAGCTAGTATCGAAAGTACTGAGAAAGCTAGTGAAGAAAGCGTATTAATAATATAGGAGATGATAATAAAATGGCAAAAGATAAAAATGTAGAAGAATTAACTGTAGAAAATCCTACGGTGGAAGAATTAAAAGAATTAGAACAACCTAAAAAGAAAAGAGAACCTTTAATATCAGGAGACATGTTTAATAAACCAGAAGAAGAAGTTAAACATGCTGAAACTGTTGAATTAAAACAAGTAGAAAAAATTGATTTAGTAACACCTGAAAAAGTACATGCAGTATTACCAGAATGGCATTATCCTGAAGCAAGTTATGCTTTTAGTGTATCTGGAAGAAATGGAAGCCAAATATTAGATAATAAAGAAGATGTAAGTCCTTGTAATAGAATGATTCTTACTATAGATGAAGCAAAAAAAGTAGTAGATAGAGGGTTTACAATTAGATGGGCAGTTGCTGGATATGAATCTAGTGCATGGTATAATCAAATACTTGCAAAATGGAACTTTGATTTCTTTGCTGCATTTATTAAAGGTGAAATTGAAGCTGGAAGATTAAGTAAGTACTCATTTTAATTAACAAAAAAGAATGTGAGGGATTAGTTATACACGACCCCTCGAACGTGTGAGGATTTAGTTAATTTGTCCTCTTATTTTAGAATGATAATAAAGTCTTTTCTGAACTTCATTTAACATACTATTTAGATAATTTAATGTCGATAAATCATCTGTAGTTATATCAAATTCAGACTTAACGTTATTATACAATTCTTTTAAATAACAGTATAAATTAACATCATGTTGAAAACCGTCATAATTACAAGATATTAAATCTTGGTTATTAAAGTTATTCAACATTGAATGAACTGTGGTTAGAGAGTACATTTCATTCACCTCCTTAGATACATGAGAATTTAGCTATTTATAATTTTAGCCGCAAATTATAAAATATATAAATGCTACATATATCTACTATAGTATATGTAATCATTAAAAGGCTAAGTTCTCATTCCTTCGGAGGTTCTTGGAAATGTAAAAAAAAAGAATATACCCCAATATAGAATTATATCTATATTGGGGTTATCTTATTATTTACCATCAGTTACTTCAATGTAGAAGTTATAATTAGTATTTCCTGATGTTTGATGTATTATACTATATTTAGTTTCATTATATAGTAAATGATATATAGGTGCTGGATCTTTTATTTCAATCCATGGGTTATCAGTATCACAATTTTTTGTGAATACATCAAATAACATGAAGTACACAATTTCTCTCGAACGTTTATTTGATGTATTAAAATGTTCACTAAACTCATGACTCATTAATGTTAACCCATGATGATTACATTCTGTATATGATGTTACTCCTAATCTAAATACTGATAAAGGATTTATACCATCTGCTTTAAGATTAAGAGTACAATCTACAGTTTTCAAATGTCCTAAACCAGCAAGGAATGATTCCACATATGGTATTAGGAAGTTTATAAGTTTATTTAAATTTATTAATGCATGTCTAATATACTTATAACATATATCATTCTTTGCTATACCAATCACAAGTTTATTACCTCTAACTGTCATTAGTTTAGAATCTTCAAATATATGTGGAAATAGTTTATAGATTAAAAATAGCCTCATTTTAAATATATCATTTGTCATTTTTAAATTTATAATCTCTATACTATAGTCGACATCTAAACCGGCATAAGCAAGTTCTATAGCTGGATATATACTTACAGTGTTAACATCATTAGTTAATTCTATATCAATGTTTAATTTAGATTGCCAATCATCCACAAATGTCAAAAACTCATCATACAATTTTTTATATTCCAATCTTCTTATATTTAATTTATTAAGTGTATCCATATTTATTTCCTCCCACTTATTATTTGATTTTTATTTATTTTATTAGTAACTATCAATTTATCATTGGTATATACTACTAATGCATTATCAACTAGGTATTCCAATACTTGCATAGGATACTCTAAAGGATATATACTATTTAGTAATATATTCATAAACACTAATGTTTCAACTACAGCATTATTACTATATCTACTAGAATCAGCTGAATAGTTATCAAGTCTTGACTTGAATACTTGAGAGATTCCAATATTTGCAAACGATATTTGTTTAATAACTCCATCATTTGTTTCTATATATAAATCATCAAAATCAAACTTTAAATCACTTGCAATATTGATATATTTAGTAGTAGATTGTATTCTATATATCCATTCTCCGAGTTTATTCCAATCCATTTCTAAAAGTTTACATCTATCATCATTATTTCCAGCATATTGGTATCCTAAATACAGTTTAATTGAATGACTTGGTCTAGCTGATTTATTACGCCACAACTCATAAGATAAATCATCATGTACTTCATAATCTAAATGTAACTCAGGTTTACTAGAATCACCTATATGTGTTACACAGTTATGTATAAATATAAGTATATAGATCCCGTATTTGCTCCATTCTTCTTTAGTAAATTTTAAATCTTTTTTAACTACACCTATTATATTTTTATTATTTCCAGCTATAGAAGGGATATATTCTATAATGAATTTTATCTTATCATCATAAAGATATTTAGATCCTTTTTCTATTACTGTTTCATCATCTACTACTATATTATTTTGTACTGTATAATAGTTATTATTTATATAATTGGCAATGTCGCTTATGATTGGAATATTACGTCCAATCATAAACCCACTATCCACAAACTGGTGTCCATTAAATATTGACATATAATTTACTCCTTTCTTAATAATATATTTAATCCAGTTTTATCTAAGAAATCCTTAACTGCTGGAACGTTAGAATAATTTTTACTATATTCTAACAGTCTGTCTTTTCTATTTGAATCTTCTGATTCAATTCCTGTTATATTATATATAAGAACATCTGTTACCATATCTAATGTCTGTCTATAATGTCTATGTGGGACATTAAAACTGTGTGCAAGTGCAGCAATATTCCATAGTATAATATATCTTATTTGAAGTAATACTCTATCAATTGAAGTTAAATATCCAATAGCATCTCTGCTAAAATCTTCATCAAGTTTATCTTCAAACGCTTTAAGAGTTTGAATTTCATTTTTATAATCTGGATAACTAAAATTATCAGTTGGTAAAGGTCTTGAATCATAACTAGCTTTAAGATCCATTCTTTTCTCAAAAATCTTTTCTTTTAATGTAATAATCATATCATTTGGGTATAAATCATATATCATCTTCATTACACCTTGTCCATATGATAATTTTACAAGGTATCTAATTGCTAAACTTCTAATATCATCTATTGTGATATCTAACACGTCTTTATTTTCTATTGTCATAATACTCCACTCCTTCTACATAAATATCATAATTTAATTTAAATAAGTTAAAATATGCACTATATTTCTTTATAATTTTATCAACTTTACGTTGTGTTTTTTCTGTAACTGTAACAAATTCTTTACCGAAGTCAGTTTTCCATTTTTTCTTTAAGTTAGACTTCTTATAGTTTTGTAAGAAGAATAATATTATCTTTTCTAATAATATACTTCCAACATCATGTTTCTTAAGTTCAAGAAGTCCAAGGTATCCTGTATATAAATTCTCATGTTGGTAATATTCATGATTAAATAGCATACTAACCATAGCGTACACCAAGTTTTTAATCATAGTTTCTATTGTAAATTGAAGATAAATACCATTATAATAAGCTGTACCTATATTGAATCCATGTTTATACTGATTTTCAATATAGTATTCTACTGATAATATTTCTTTAGTATGAATATTTAAGTTCTCTATATATCTTTTATGATAGAACCAAAATGCATTTTCAAGTGCAACATATGGTGCAGTACTCATATCAATACAGTTTCCACTACGAGTTAAATCTGGAAAATCCCACTTCTGCTTTTCAATTTTGGCATATCTCCTTATATTTTTTAAATTTTGACTTATACACTCTAATTCATCTTGAAGTTTTAACACCTCTTTAATAGTTTCATGTAATGCACATTTAACACTATATATTGATTTAGTTTTCATTTTGATCACCAGTCTTTCTCATATCTCTGATACTTAAGAATGCATCTATACCACCAAAGTAAAAATCAAATAATTCTGGCATATATTTATACATATCTTCTATTATATTGATTTCTTCTACTGTTGTAGTATCTTTACAATTATCTATATATGCTTGAGATATTATATTTCTATCAATATGATCTTCAAAACTGTTTGCTGGAGCCATTAAGAAATCTATTATATTTATTAATGCATATTTAGTCATATGTTCATCTATATCTTCTCTTAATGAGAATAATTTATACATTCCATACATATGTTCTACAATTTCCATACATTTGAATTTAAGTGAGTTCTTTCTATATAGATACAAGTCTATTAATATATCAACTGCTTGATCTATAGCTTTAAAATCCTTTGTACTTAAATTAAATATATCACTTACTTTATCAATATTTAATATATTCATTAATTTAGTTTCATTTATATAAATGTATCCATCTATTAACATACTATATTGACTACTTCTTGATTCAGATAGCTTTGTATTTATTAGAGCAAATGCTTCATTAAATATCATTTCTTTGTAATATTCATCAGCATTTAATAGATTCACTCCATTCTTTAAGGCTATAAGCTTTTGGATATAAAACTTATAGTTCTCTAATTTCACTACATATTCTTTAGTCAGTGCAATTGCACCTTTGATTTCATTAATTTTTACCATTTGTTTCATCTTTTACCTCCAATGTATTTAATGTATTTAAAACTACTTCAGTATCTTCACGTTTAGTCATTACTTGAGATATACTTATTAAATTTTTTAATAGTCTTATCTCTGTACTTGATTTAAATATATCACTAAAACATTCAACTGCAGCAGCTTTATCTTTAGATGTTAATACATCTCTTAAGAAGTTACCTACTCTAAATGCTATCATAGGAGATGATGTAGTTACCAGTAGTTTAAGATCATTTGGCAACTCAATAGTTCTTAATATAAATCTAGCCAAATCTAATGAGATATATTCTATCATTCTTTTATTAATGAAATATTCTATTAGATATGACTCAATCATGTGTTCACCAAGGTTATTATTTAGTAAATCATTCTTAGTATGAGCTATACTATCTATAGTTATATTCATACCTTTTGTAACTTTGGTAAAATACTCTCTATTGATATGTTTATATGTAGCAAGTAAATCATGTTCTATTGCTTGTACAGTCTCTTCAGCTATAGTTCTTCTAGATACTATAAGTCTAATAGACAGACTACTAGTAGGTGATAAAATTGAAGCTATTTTCTCTACATTATTCATACAATGGTTGCATCTTTCACTCAATTTCTCAATTTGTTTTGCAGCATTACTTATTACTAATTTATTATTTATCATTCTATTTCCTCCAGTTATTATATATTATTTTATTTAGTTATAGCTTTTTCAAATTTCTTTAATAATTTATTATCAAAAAGTTTATAATTTGAAAATACCTTTATTATCATTTTGATTATATCTTTATCATTTAGACTAATATCTGAATATTTATCATTTAATGCATTATCTATCATTGGTTTAACACCATATAATCTATCATATGCTATATAAAATGATAAATCTGATAAAACTCTTCTAGTTATATGCTGTTTCAATCCTTCCATATTATTATAGTTATTTAGAATAGAATTATCTATTGGTAAACGATATATAGTAGATATATTCTCTGCAGCTTCATTTTGGAAAATATTAATTTCTATTCCTAAAACTAGTAGCATATCTATAATATTAATATGATCATCAATTACTGCAAAATAGTCATATATGTAGTCAGTATCATGTCTTAAAAACCATTCTGTAACATTCATTAGTCCATAATTATCTAGCATTTTATTATGAACTTCTTTTATGAATAATTTTGTCAGAATACGAGAATCTGATAGTAACTTATTACTAGTTAACAATTCCTCTCTATCAGTTATATATTGAAACCTTTTAGTTTCCTTACATCTTATATAACCTTTAACATTACCAAGAAGCTTTCTACATACATCATAAATCTTAAACTTCACCATACATAAATTAACATATTTCTCCAAATAATTGGATTTAATATCATCCTCTTTGATTATTTCAAATAATTTAACTTTATTTTTCATGCCTATTTCCATCCTCCTTTATATTGGTTAATAATAAGTTTAAGAGGTTTTAACCATATAAACGATATTTTGTATAGCTTATAAGTTAAAACCTCTAAAAAGTGCCTTTAATTGAATTTAATTGGCTGTGTATTCTCTGATACATATTTATATAATAGATCAGCTTCTGCATTTGTTATAATACCTGTAGTCTTTGCTAAATCTATGAATATAGTAGGATACATTTTACCAAACTCATTCATATTCATCATTAATCTGACATTAGAATCTACTTTGAAGAATTTAGATTGTCTATAAGGGACAACACATAATCCTACAATATAAATATTCCATGCTATATCAAATGCAGGAATTTTTTCATTATTTTCTTTTACAAATTTTGTATAGAAGTCTTTATCATTTTTGATAATATCTTCTACTAGTAATACTATGTTATGTTGTGTCATTAGTTTCTGCAAAAATGCAACCTCAATTAATTTCTTTACCATAAGTTCTAATTCTTCTGGTGTTCTTTGTGGCAGTTTCGCAGTATCATATATATCTCCGTCTAATTTCATATTATCTAGAATCGCAGATATATCTGACAAACACATTCTCAAAGTATCATCAGACGATAAGTCTTTATATCTTTCATTATACTTCCCAATTAAATACTCCCCATACTTATCACCTTCAATAAAGATTTTCTCTTTATCTGGATAATGCGACATAATACGTATAGTATTAACGTCTGTTATAGTAGTAGTTTCATACCCATGTACAATACTCTCTACCAAATTTTCAAACCTCGTTTTTTCCATCTTTATTCCTCCTAAAATTTTATTATAAAGTTATTAACCTTTATCTACTATATTATATGTAATTATTGAAGATTTAAGATTTATTGCATTGGTCCAGTATCTATATTTAATAAAGAGTGTTCCTTTTTAATATCTTTAACCTCATTATATTTTTCCATTAAATATTTATAATCTTTATTGTCTATTATACCTAATTCCTTCGTAATTTCTATTGTACCGGTAATATCTCTATGCTTTTCTTTATCATTGATAAGATCTATCATAGTATCTTTAATCCATTCATCAATATACTCATTATCATAATAATTATTACCATTAATATCTTTAGTTGCTCTATAGTATAAATATTTACATATAAGTTGAACTATTAACACATATGGTATATTACTACCAGTATTATAATCCATCTCTTCACCTTTAAAGTAATCATATACTATTTCATATGATTCTAGATATGAAGCTAAATCATGTAATCTTTTAAGCTCTGTTATTAATTCTAAATAATATTGATATTTGCTCATATCTTTTTTAATATTATCTATAAGTTTACTATATTCTTCTTTATCAAAGTCGCTCTTTAATAAGTCTTTAATTGGTTTAGATTTATATTCTATACTTTCTGTAATAAGACTAAGCATTTCTTTATTTGTATATATAGTAGTATCATATACTTTCTCAAGATGTTCTATAATTATCTCTTGTAATTTTGAAATCTGGCTAGTTAATTCATCAAATGTTAAATTTGGTTCTATTTCTTGTTTGATATCATATAATAGATATCTAAGTCTAGTTGATACACCCATATGTACTATAATTGAATATTGATCAACATTTCTTATCATTTTAATCATCTCCAGTCGCAAAAAAAATAATAGTGGGAGAGATATTGCTACCTCTCCCTATGTAAAAATATATGAAAATAATGCCTTATCTATATTGACCGTCTACTACAGCACTCTTTTCTAGTCTATAAAGTACCATCATTGTATCAGATACTGATACATCAAATGATGTATATAATATACCTTTAATAGATTTATCTTCTATAGCTACAGATATACCACCTTTAGTTTCATATCCTATAGTTCTGATACCATCATTTACTTGACTATGATCTATCCAGCACCAAACTGAATCAATTTGTTGATCCAATCCTGCATATTCAATACTATTAAATATGTAGAATACTTTATCAAATACATTATGTAATTTATCAAATTTTTCTTTAGCTTTAATAATATCACTATCAGTTTGTCTATCATAATTTCCAAATATAGTATTATTATCATCAGATTGTAATCTTGTTTTTATTAATATATCATTAGATTCATATACAGGAGCATTTAATATCTTAGAAATTTTATAAATAGATGCTCCAAATCTGTCAGCAAATGACCAAGTTTCTCTAGTAAGTCTTATTAACATACTATTTTCTATTTTTCTAGTAATACTTCCATATGCATCTACTTTATATTTAGCTTTTGCTAAGTTTACTGCATTATTAAGAGCAAATGTAAATCCTAATAAATCTGCTATATAAACACAAGATTTTTCCATTTCTTCTTTATTAGAAGTGTTACATTTTAATATAGATTTACCTTTTTCTAAATAAATTTTAATCATTGCTGCTGGCATAACTTTATTTATTAATTTATTATACATTACAGATATTTCATATTCTACTTTATCTTCTTCTTTATCAGAATTCTTTAAATGTTCTACCAATTCTGGGTGTACAAATCTTTCTATTAATTTAATTGCTCCATTGAAATTTTTAAATAACATATTATTACCTCCTATTATATTAAGAGGTGGGAGTTTATTCTCCCACCAATTTTATTAATCTTCAAACTCTTTACATTTTAACATTATTTTCATATAAAACTACTTCTTTCTTTTCTATTTCGAGTGAGATATCACCAAAATCTTTACTCTTTCTATTATAGCAAAGAGTTATTTTATTTATATTATCTAGTCCAATTTTTTTGTCTATAATGCTTATAAACTTTTTATAAAAGTTAGCATTATACGTAAATTTATTATTTTCCTCTACAACGTCACTATCTGCGTATATAACGATATTTTTAACGGTTTCCACATGTTGTCTATACCAATAAGATAAACATTCCATCATAGACTCAGCACCTAATGATGCAATATATAAAGTATTTTTATTCTTATGATAATAATTATAGATATTTATGATATCAAATATACCTTCAGTAATTACAATAGTATCAACATGATCTGGTACACCTCTGTATAATGTATACCCATAATCTTTTTCTAATGCATATTTAACTTTATAATTACCAAATATACTTCTAAACATAAACATTCTATAATCACGTGTAGCAAATGTAATTCCACGTTTATCATTACGAATACCTAACACATTAAACTTATTAAGATCATCAGTATCAGACTCGTCTAATGTATCATTAATAGTTTGATATAAATTAGGTATTACTCTATAAAATTGTATCAATGCTGGATTAAATTGAATACCTGTTCTTTTCATTAGATAATCAATTTGATACTTTGATAAAACTTTATCCTGGACTATTACTGGTTTTGTTCTGAGTTGCCATTCTTTAATATTACTATCAACTTTAGATGCTTTAAGTAAATTAACAATAGCGTCAGTATTATCAAATCCAAAATCAGTAAAGTCTTCCACTGTTATATAACGTCTGATAGTACAACTGGCTCTAAAACATTTAAGGAATGGCCTTTTATCTTTTTGATACCATATATACAAGCTACGGTTCTTATGTCTAGGACATTCACTACATATTCTATCACCAGTTATCTTATACCATCCATTTTGACTTTTTCTCGGGTTAAGCTCAGCATACATAAATTTAAACCATAATTCTGAAGCTTCGTCTAAAGTCATGTATTACCCCACAAATTCTTTAAATAAATCATTAACAACAGTTGGCCTATCAGTATATTCTTCATACGGGTTAGTTTCATCAGAGTCATCATACTCGATAGGATATTGCTTTGGAAATAATAAATTACGTAACATTTTTGGACTATTTAATAAACGTAACATATCGTACATCTCATGTATATTTGGCGAATAGGTATCCACATCTCCCATATACATGTTCATTAACGATTTAAAATCTTCTAAACCTATTTCTAACTCTCCACTATTTAATAATGCCATTATACTAGCATCATTTAAAGATGTAACTGGTATTTTACTATCTTGCATTGTTATTATTCTACATATGTTATGTAAGAACTCAAGTTCTGGGTCTTCCATTACTCTAAAATAGAATAGTGCAAGTATATTTTGGTTACTAGTACCAAATATAAGATTTGTATAAGTTTTATACTCTCCTATAACAGCTAGTAAACATTTATTAATAATAAGTTGATTGAATAAATGATCTTTACTTATTACAATATTATTTTTTACAAAATTTGACATTTTCTCAGCAGTTTCTAAACCACGAGTATCTAATAGATTTTTATATATAGTTGCAAGCTCCATTATGAACTTATCCATAAGCTCTCTAGCAGTTTTAATACGAGTACTATAAAGAAATGCAGTCCTATCACTATATAGAGCTATATCTTTATTAGTATCTGAATAACTGTCTTGAACTATGTCTATCATATTAACTTCTGGAATTTCTTTACGTTTATCTTGGTTTTTAACTATGTTCATATAAACAGATGTTATAAACTTAGATAAGTTTTTATTAGCAAATTTAAAGTCATCCCAGTCACAAGTCATATTATATACGACTTTATTCATATCTTTAAGTGTTACACTATATTTCTTTGCAAGTTCTTCATCATTTTGATCTTTTAATGGTGGTGTATACTTACGAAGTGCTTTCCAAATAATCTTTCTAGCATCATCTGCAAGTCTTTGCTCACTCATTCCAAATTCGCTAAACTTTATTACAAAGTTTTCTGTGTTCTCTTTAGTCCATTGATTAATATAGAATTCTGTAAAGAAATGATGTATTTCAGATTTAAGTTCATCTATACTTCTATCAATAGGAAAACATCTTGCATATACATTACATAGATTATCAAGTATTTTATCTATGAATTGTAAGTAATCGTCTTCTTTCTTATTATTAGTATTATTT